ACACAAAGACCGGCTTCATGGAAAAACAAATGTGGTACTTAAAATCTTAATAGTTTTAAAGGGTGTGGAACTGATGAATACCAAACCAATTGAGTAAAGTGTAACTGTAAGTGAGCCCAATTAGAGGACCCATTTAATTATTTATGTTTTATTTTCTACTTCATTTTACATTTTACGTTTATTAATTTAGTAGATTAGCATTGCTGAGCCAAACTATTCTATGACTTCTTAGATTTTAAGCAGAAGTTTAATATTAGGTAAATGACCACTATCCCAATTATGATTGACAATGTGCTACCTAACAGAGCCCACAGTATTCTAAACCATGAAGTTTTTAGCCAGCCAAATGGATCCCATCCCAATCCTGTTTTGGGTGCAATTCCTGGTGATAAAGATTGATTGTGATGTCTCACATCATCATTGAAAAGGTAAATGAGCTCGCCCTGGATTGTCAATGTTGTTTCAGAATTAGGGCATTTGAATGAGCAGGTTGTCGCAAGATGGGATTTATTGACATGAATGGTTCTATAAACCTTTTCGATGTTCTGATGCACCTCAAAATAAGTGCTATAATCCAGTTCTGGACAATTTAAAAGGCCAAGGGCAGAACCAAAATCAGTCACATGTTCAATCAGAAGCTTTGCCCCTGCTTCACAATTATAACACCCACTTACATTAAGAAATCTGGCACTGCATTTATTGTTGTCAGACTTATATTGTACATAATAGCCATCTAGCCTCAATAATAACGTTGCAGATGCAAGGTTAGGTACTGCAGCCTCAATTCCTCCTGGAGTTGGCCAGAATGTTACTGAGCCAATTGTTGCTGGTAATTTATTTTTGGATAAGATCAACTGTGGATCTATTATTGCAGACCTACAATCTACTGAATCTTTGTGGACCTTGGATAAAATTATAGATTCTGAGGTCAAACAATGCCTGGACACGCTAAGAGCATCAGCTTTTGTGGGACACTGAATTTCTCCTAATCTACCTAGTGTATAATCAGTCCTCCTGTTGCAGACTGCATGGAACTTTATACCATGTTGATCCTCCCCAAAACATTCAGAATATGCAATAGAAGGTGGCTGAGACACCGTTGACAGGCTTACCATGCCATAAGGAATGGCATCTGGTACTCCTAATTGTAGAGTGATGTTAGACCTGGTGGAGTTTGAAATAAATGTTGCCTCAATTTTATAGTTCCATTCTGAACATTCAAACATGTTGTAAGCATCCTGTGACATGGGAAGGAAAGTTTTTCGAAGATAAAAACATGATGGTCTGAGGTTAAAACACTGACATAAGGCACCGCCACACTGCTCTACACAGTAGCTCCAGCCTTGTCTAGACATCAGTTCTTCTTCATGACCCCATTCTGGAGAATAATCTGTCAGCCTAAATGCTGCACACTTTTCGCCAACACAGTCCCCCATCAGATGGCACCTTCTTACTCCAAGGCATTGGTGTGTAACTCGAGGAACCCAGTACAAATCCCTTTTAACACATTCCAACTTTATGCTTTCAGTTCTTATGCGCAACACATCCACAACTTGATTGGAAGGATTTTTAATCATTAAGCAACTTTCCTGCCCTTTTGGACTAACATGTAGGACAGAGCTGGTGCTAACAAAGCAGGTAGTGAAACCTTCATGGTTTGTTGTGCAGCGTTGGGTGGATGCCGTGATTGATAAAGAATCTGAGCAGCCATATGCTGGTGTGGCTATACAAATTACTCCCAGGATTGTCAGGTTTAACCTGGTAATCTGAAACATTTTCTCTCTTGTGCTCAGTCCATTTTTCTGTGTTCTCACCTGTAAGTCAGAAGTCATTGGAAACCTCTCTTCATTTTTTAAGCCATTTTCCATCAAGTATACACTCTCTTTTATGGATGATGACTTCCTTCTAATGATTTTTAAGATAGTCCTAAAAATCACTGACATGACCCACACAATCGGGCACAGAATTTTCCACAATACTGCGACAATCACCTTTAGAGCTTTTAAGACACTGGCTATAGCAACAATGCATAAGGCAAATGCAAACACCAAGATTAGGATTTGTTCTTTGGAGAAGCAATGAATATTGGCCCAATTTGCACGGCAGAACCAGCAGGTGATTGCAGAGCAGGCATCTATCATTTCACAGTAAGAGTTAATTTTATATTCATTCCTTTTTGATTTATCCCAAATGCTAATTTGCAGTTTAGCATCAGACAGTCTATCTGCCATCTTGAAAGGGATGTTGAATTCCCTTGAAAAGGCTCTGCCAGTCAGACAAGTGGATCCTAGACATGCCTGGTAGTAATCTGGATCAAAATGTCTAACTACCACCTGTATGTCATTTGGCTTGCAGGATGTTTCGCAATCAGAGCACAATTGTCCAGTGTTCAATGATCTTTTAGAAATGTGTTTTTTCACCGCCCACATTGATCGTCCAAAACATGCTGGCAGGAAGGATCCTACTTTACTGTGGATCATTGCCACACCTGTAACTTTGTTTCTATTACAGGTGCAAGCTGGACTATCAAGTTTACAGGTGAATTCTGTACAGAATTGGACATCCCCTGTGCAAGATCCCTCTAGACAAATCGTTTTATTGCAACTGTGTGATCCTTCACTGCTATTTTTGCAATCAAATAAGGAAATAAATTTCCCTTCAATCCAGGAAACTGAAAACTCATCAATGAATCTAATCTGTCCATCAATCCAAAACCAGTTCACATGCTGGATTGATTTAGAATGAGTACCGCAATGGGAAGTTCTGATGGGACCCACCTCACAGAACTTTGTATCATGCTGTGGTAATGTAGAGGGGTTGTCATAGTCAGATTGGCAGATTACATCATCATAAACTAAATCTTTACTCTTCATTATGGTTGGAGCTGGGGAAGAGCACATCCTGCAATCTTGACTGAATGATTCATTGTCATTGCAGTGCACCCTGATGAATTTTCTATCATGAAGATCCATCATGATTAATCCATTTCTGCCTGTTTCACAATTGTAAACTCTATAGTTTTGAAGATATCTAGTGAAATTGTCTTTGGTCGCATTTTTTTCAACTATTTGTGTGGCTGGAATTGTGGTGTGATCACTCTTGGTCAGGCTGTGATGCTCTGGTTGGTCTCTCCTCCATGTGGTTTCAGGATGTTCCAGAATTCTTCTGGAGGCATCAATAATCTGGTGGAAAATTGCTCCTGTTGAAGGGATTAGGAGAAGTAGAATAAACAGGTATTTACCCATGTTAGCCGTCTTTGTGT